CCAGCGGTAAAATCAAACAGATCGAAGGCAACGTAAAAAAGAAGCTTCACGGTAAGTATAAGAAAAGAAAGAAATAGCCATGCCCGGTGTATTAGATCCTAAGACCAAGAAGGTCAAGCAATTCGGTTACGATAAAAAAGGTAAGCGTCAAGCAGAAGACTATGCTAAGAAAATTGGCGGCGAGATAAAAAAGAAGAAGTAAATGAGAAACAATAAAGGCATTTCATTCTCACCCGTTGCTTCATTAGATAAAGCTCCTAAGACAGAGGACGATTATCTTAACTTCGGGGAAGATGTGTGGCGCTACCTCAGTGGTTCCCGTAGTGGCATAGAGCGCAATATCAAAGAAGCCCTGCATATGTTGGGTGGGAATCAATGGATCAAGTATTCTCCCAACAGCGCACGTTTCGACCACCACACCTTAGATGATTGGGTGCCTACCCCTGTTACGAATTACTTAGTCCGTAACTTTGACCGCATCGTCGACATCTTTATTACGGGCAATATCATGCCTAATGTCGATCCCGCCACGCGCAATCAAGACGATATAGAGGCTGCACGGACAGCACAGCACGTGCTTCAGTCCGAGTTCCATCGTCTATCTACCGATTTAAACCTTCATATACCTGCGGCTGGCTGGCTTGTTCTTTCAGGCAATGCCATCCTATACACGGGATGGGATGCTAAGGCTGGCGATAAGATGCGCCAACCTAAGATGGGCCTTGAGAAAAAAGAAGTGACACAGGAAGTAATGAACTGTGCTACGTGTGGTTATCAAGAGCCTGCGGATCGCGCACCGGAACGATGCCCTAACTGTTACGAGCGTCCTTTTTTAGAGCCGAGCCAAGAGCCAGTCTATGATATGTCTGGTCAGAAGTCCTACGACACCACCGAAGTACCGGAACTCGACAAGGACGGTTATCCGGTATATGATGAATACAGTGTTGGCAATCTAACCGAGTCTGTTATCAACCCCTTGAACTGGTATCCTCAGCCTGCTCGCTCATTCAAGGATGTTCGCTATGTCATGGAAACTGATCCGATGGATGTGGATCAGATTAAGGACAAGTTCGGTAGTAAGGCGAAGGATCTAGTAGCCGAGTCTTTGGATTATGAAAACTGGACAGGGGTCTTCGATCACCAAAATGACGGGGGTCAAGATGACACAAAAGACAAGGTCTTATTAAAGTTCTTTCGGCACGTTCCTGATCGTCGCTTTAAGAATGGGTGTCTGCTTATTTATGCAAATGGCAAGGTTCTTTACAAGGGGGACTTAGATAGCTGTGATGGCAATCTGCCCTACACCCACATAAAGTATAGAGATATGCCGGGGCTTTTCTGGGGTGGATCGCCCTTCAGTGACATGGTGCCGCTGCAAAAAAGAATCAATGCTGTCGATTCGCATATTGTCCAGAACCGCAAACAGATGGTCAGCAACCAGTGGCTCGTTCCCGAAGGGGCTGGCGTAAGTCATGTGGACGGTCGGGCGGGCCTTATCATTCGCTATAATCCCCATACCACAGGTGGCTTTAAGCCAGAACGATTACAAGGCGTTCCGGTGTCAGCGCAGGTATTGCAAGAGCGTGAGTCCACGTTGCGTGATATGGACGAAGTGTCTGGTGCGCGGGAAATCTTACAGGGTGGGATACCCCCTGGTGGGTCAGGGCTTGAGACAGGCGCAGCAGTGGAGCTTGTCCAAGAGCAAGCCTTTAAGAGATTTGGTCCAGCGATAAAAGCATGGAGGGCGGGCCTCTCTGAGCATGAGCATCGCAAGTTGATGGTCGTTCACAAGTACTGGAAAGAATCGCGGCTGGTTAAGAATATAGGTGACAATAAAGAAACGGAAAGTTTTCACTTCAGTGGGGCCGATGTCTATCGTGCGGAAGACATGACGGTTAAGGTAGGCATCGGTGCGAATTATTCTGATATAGCATACCAGCAGAAGATTATGAAAGCCGCACAGCTTGGTGTCTTGGGCGATATCAAGCAGCCCCAAGTTCGTGGGCGTGTCTTGGAAGCATTGGGCATTGATGGCTTTGAAGGTGAGTATGTCCTTGATGCTAAGAAAGCACGGCGTGTCCTTACTGCCATCCGAGATGGTGCGGGTCCTGAAGACCTACCTGAGATCCTTGAGATTGACAATCACCAGATACAATACGGTGTCCTTCGTGAGTTCATGCTTACCTCAGAATTTGAGAAGATGGATGAAGGGCCAAAGCAAGCATTGATGCAACGCGCCCAGCAGCATCGCCAGGTAATAGAACAAGAGCAGCAGAAGGCGATGCAAGCGGCAGAAGCGGCTAAAGGCGCACCCGATCAAGCTGCGGAAGGCATTGCTCAAAGTGGGGCAATGGGACCACAGCAATCGCAACAAAATGCACAACAATAGGAGATAGATGATGAGCGAAGTAACGGACGGTGCTGCTGTAGATACACAACAGGCCGAAGCCGACTTGTCCTTGCCAGAGGAAATCAGTGCTGATACGTTCGCGCAGCTTGCAGAGCTTGCGGAAAATAACGGCATACGAAGAATCCCCGGTACAGCGGCACCAGCTACCACTGCTGGAGAATCACAGGGATCGTCAGAGACAGAGCCATCGAATGATGGGCTAGCCGACGAAGCTCCAGTTGTAGATCCTCAACAGCAGCAACAACAGCTACAGGCGTTGATCGCTCAAACGGTTGCAGCAACAATGGCTGGACAGCAGCAGCAGCAGCCACAGCAACCCCAAGCCGAACCAGACCTACTAGAGCAGATAGCTCAAGAGAATCAGGGTATGGATCGTGAGGGTGTGAAGTGGTTTGTTGATAATGTCCAGAAAGTAATTCAATCAGAATTAACTCGTGAGCTTGGCGCAGTCAGGAATGACTTGAATTCAGTCAAAGGCGCAGTTGGTGCTGCACAGCAAGACAACACGGTAAAGCAGTATGAGAATCATATGAATACCCTGTTGGACAGTGCGGGTGTAGACAATGAATTTGAGCGGGAGTCGCTACGGGCGATGACTACTCAGCGTGGGCTGGACGGTTGGCGTAATAACAACCAGCAATTCAATCTTGATCGAGCTACTCAAATATTCCGTAACCTAAATAATAGCCGCTTAGAGTCTTCTCATTCCGATCGCAAACAGTATGTAGCAGATAAGCAGTCGAGCGCAAATTCCGCACCACCCCAACAGGTGTCTACGGGCAATGCTTCGGCGGCTGAAAGTATATACAAGCGATTGCGTGATCCTAATGATAAAGCCATGAATTTTAATGCCGGGGATTTTACGAAAACCGTCAGAGAATTTATGAAAAAAGGCACGCAAGGAGCCTTGGGCGGCGAGTAAAAGGCAAGTAAAATGTCCAGTAACTTAGCAAATATAGAGTCGGCACTTAAATATCTTTATCTGCCGCGCCTACAGTCTACGATCAATACCCGCAATGTATTGTCGAGTAGGCTTCAAACGAATACGGACCTGACTACGGTGTCGGGTCGCTCGGCTGTTGTGCCTATTAACATCCGTCCTTCGCAAGCGATTGGTGCGCGAGCAGATGAAGGCGATCTTCCCGCTCCGCAGAATCAAACGTATGTGGAGTGTCGTATCCCTTATAAGTACAACTACGCTACCATTCGTATTTCGCATCAGGCGATTGCCGCCTCGCGCAATGACGAGGGTGCTTTTATCCGCGTAGTCTCTTCGGAGATGGAGGGGATTGAGCGTGATCTTCGCAATGACTTGAATCGTCAGCACTTCGGTGCTGGTGAGGGTAGTCTTGGCACTATATTATCAGCAGATAATACTGCTAATACGATCACGATGGACTCAACTACCCACGCGGTTAAAACTGGCATGCTTATTGATGTTTGGCAGAACGCGGCTGGTGGTCACGCGGCACGTTATGCAGCACTATCAGTTACGGGTGTATCTGGTGCTGTTGTGACGCACGCTGCCGCCACTAACTCTGCGATTCAAGCAACTGACTGGATTACTCGCACGGGTTCTCGTGCTGCTGGTATTGCCGAAGCTAATCGCTATGAGCGCATGGGCCTTGAGGGGATTATTAGTAATACCGGAACCCTTCAAAATATTGTTCGCGGTGATTACCCCGAGTGGAATGCACAAGTTTTTGCCAATGGCGGCGCGGACCGTGCAATCACTGATACTATTCTTGATGATGCTCTGTTAACCATCGAAGAGCAGGGTGAAGGTAGTGTCTCTTTCGGTATTACTAATCGCGTTCAGTATCGTAGAATTGCTGACCTAATGACTCAACAACGCCGCTATACTCCCGGTGATCAGCAGAAGTTTGAAGGTGGTTTTACGGCTATTGAGTGGGGTGGTGTTCCGATTGTTTTTGATCGGGATTGCCATGTGCAAAGCAATACTTCTGAAACTGATGATGATGTCGTGTATTTCTTGGACGAAGATACGCTTGGCTTCTACGAGTTGAGTGACTTCGACTTTGATGATGAAGACGGTAACGTCCTCCATCGTCAGCAGGGTAAAGCGCACTATGATGCTACGCTATTCAAGTATGGCAACATGGGCTGCACTGATCCCGGCAACAACGGTGTGATTAAAGACCTCACCCGTTAACATCCTGTGAGGGTAGGGTCGAGGCGGCTCTACCCTCACATGTACATCTAAAGGCCCCCAATGTATATACCCGATCATGGTTTTATAAAGAAGCTAAAGAGATACGACGAGAAGCTTAATGTCCGATGGAATGTTCCAAATGAGCGTTGGGTAATAACTCGCTTTACTCCATCAGGCAATAAATTATATGACATTGAAACACACATTATGACGGTCAAAGGCCCGAACAATGAGTATCGTAACCTTGATGACCGAGTGCTTAATACCCTTGCTGCATCAGACCACCATCGCTTGGGCGCAAGGCGGGTGATTGATGAGATGATGGCAAAGCAAGACAAGCGGCAAGAGGAAATAGATAAGGATTGGAAATCGGACGTGGCTGATATAGCTAAAGAAATTGCAAAGCCTCTACGGGACCAAGCCAGTGAGGATTTTGGATCACCTAACTTACCTAAAGAAGATTATAAACCTGCGATTGAGCGTGCAATATGATACCATCAGAGATGGTGACAGACTTTAAGAACCACCTTGATGCACTAGATGGGTTTTTTGATGGTGCCGAGATCATGCGCCGACTGCACTCTGCCCAACAGGAGCTATGCCGTAAGATCGTTGAGGAAGACCCAAGCTTCTTTATTGAAACGACTACACTGGATCTAGTCGCTGGTCAGGAGACATACGCCCTGCCCGTCAACGCTCGCTTGGGTTCACGCATCGTCATGGCTGAGAACTTAACAGACACACTGGCAAATGATACGAATGGGCCATTGCCTGCGGCTCAGTTACGCGACTACTTCAGCTTTCAAGGCGTGGGGACATTAGTAGATCTTCACCCCTTTTACTCATTTATGATGGAGGGGAATAACATCCGCATAGAGCCTACGCCCAATGCGGCCGCTGCCGCTGCCGTGCGTATATGGTATGTCCCTTCTTATGGCAACATGCTTGAGGGCTTTACGAGTGCTGGAACATCCACCTCAATAACCTTCTCAGACGCTACGCCGAACTACGCCGCCACTTTTGGTGTAGTAGATAGACGTAATGATTTCTATAACGGCATGACCGTCCAGATTATTTCAGGGAGTGGGGTGGGCGAGTACAAGCGGATAACTGACTACAATGGCTCGACTAGAACGGCTACTGTGGAGAGTGCTTGGGGTGTCACCCCAGTCTCGTATGGTGATGATGTGAGTAAGTACGCCGTGGTCTGTCCTGTTCCCGAAGATCACCACAGTGCCGTTACTGTTCGCGCCGCTATGGAGGGTGCGATTAAGAACCGCAATAGGTTCGGGGAACTACAGGCTTTGTTTTTCGGAAGTCCCGGTCGGCAGGGGTTGATGTTCGACCTCCTCGCTTGGATCAGCAAACGGCAAGATCAGAAGCTTGAGACCGTTTACCCCTCTAATTATAACGGGTATTAAAATGCCAAGAGCCGCACCCATTTTTGCCGATGATGTCCAGTTGCCGAGAAACCCTTCGCAACCAGTTAAAGCGCATGTAAATATTACAAATGCCCCACCGCCGCAGAAGAAGCGGAGAGGAAGACCACCCAAAAAATGATGAGTCGTGGAGGACATTTCACTTGGTCTGAGGATACTATCTTGGGCGGGATACGACAAGATGTTAGCGAGAGCATCCCTCGTTACCGCAATTTGCAAAATGTCCATGTCTCTATCCTTGGCGCACTGACTAAGGATAAGGGCATTAAGGCTCTTACCGCCAGCGCAGTCGCGTCAGGGGATACGGTATGCGGTGTAGACGCTCAGTTCAATAACGGGACACAAGCACTTTATGTCTTCCAAGACCAAGGTAGTGCCACAAAAGCTTATAAGTATAACTCTGGCTCATGGGCTGTTTTGCAGTCAGGTAGCAGTGATGTCTCCTTTAATGGAACCGTTCGGCCAAGTGCGCTTATGTTTGCCGATAAGATGCACGTCTTCGATGGGCATACACTGAGGGCTGTTGACCACAGTGGGACCGTCACGACACCGGGGTCTTCTGATATAAACACCAGCAAGTTCGGTGTTGTTTACGCTAATAGGCTTATGGCATTTGGTAATGCCTCCTTTCCTTCTTATTTCTACCCTTCTGATGTCCGTGATTCTAGTGTGTGGAATGCTGATTACGCTATACGAATAACTAACACGTATGGTGAAGAGATAAAAGGTGCCGGGGTTTTGGGACCGTTCTTGATCGTCGGGGGTCGCACGTTCACACGGGCCTATTACCTCGGTACCGCTTCGCCATATGATTGGGATCACGACAGCATCTCCGATCAGATCGGCCCTATTAACTTCCAGAGTTTTGTTGTTGCGAGTAGAGGCACAGGTAACGGACTACAGAATTACGGGTTCTTTTGGTCGGAAGAAGGACCTATGATGGTCGTGCAGTCCGGTAATTCCATGCCTTCTCTCGTCCCACTGCACGAACCTATTCGCAATCTAGTGCGCGGCATTGACTACCAAGGGCTTGATGGGCTGGCCCCGGAGTATTTCAGCAACGTCGAGGGCGTGTGGGTTCCAGAATACAATGAAGTGCGGTTTGCAGTAACAGGTAAAGGCAAGACAGAAAACAGTATGCTCTTATGCCTAAATCTGGATTCGGCCATAGCGCATTCTCAGGGGGCCGAAGGCGCCTATCCGATGTGGCGCATTCGCAATAATTACAATCTCAATAGCAATGTTTTTCCATCGACCACTCTCTTTTCAGTCCAAGTCAATTCTTCGGGTGTCCCTAATACGTCGGGTCAACGAAGAGCTTTTTGTGGAAGAGATGGCTTAGTGTATGAGATGGATGCCGAGGTCACATCGAAAGATGATGGGACATTAATGCCCATGTATATCTATCGTGATGGGTATGATGGTCATAAAGATGGCATACGAGAGAATACAAAATCATTACGCCAGCTAAACTTACGCGCTACACAAGAAGGGAACTTCACGCTCAAGGCACGGTGTGCGGGTGATGGTGGTGTCAGCACAACAGAGATCGATATTGCCCGTGGGCTAAACCTATGGACTGCTGATTCCACAGTGGGTCGGTGGGGGGATGGTGGATCGTGGAACTCTGGTGAGTTTGTTACCCAACGAGCGGGTGTTGGTGTATTGGGTAAGAAGTTTGAATTAGAAATATATGACGAGGGTGTGATAGAAGCTCCAATACAAATAAACTCATGGACATTGATGGGTTACGCAGAGGATAGACGATAATGCCAACGCTTGATTACGGTGCTGCCTTTTTAGAAACTGGCGTGAATAATGTAAAAGCTCATAGTTGGGATGATGTTCTTGTTCCATTTCAGAAGGTGAGGACACTCCTTAATACTACGGGCATAGATACGTCTAATATACAAGCTAATGGCATTCGCCCTGCTGACTTAAGAGCAAACACAGGGCTACTGGGTGTTCGCACTCAGGTATACAATGATACCGGCTCATCTATTGCGGCTGGCTCATTAGTCTACATGAAGGACTCCGCTACGGTTGGCAGTGAGACCTTCCCGAAAATCGTAAAAGCAATTACTACAACTTCGATGTCTACCACATACTTCGCTCAAGCTATTGTGGAAGCGGATATAGCTGACAATACAGCCGGTACTGTATCTCTCTTTAGTCAGGTTGCTTCACTCAACACTTCAGCGGGTGCCGTTGGTGATCCGGTCTACCTGAATACTTCAGCAGGCGGCTGGACTTTAACTAGGCCCACGGGCGGTAATCTGGTTCAGGTAGTTGGCGTGATTGTGGAAGATCATGCCAGCACAGGGAAGATCAATTTCTTTCTAGCCTCATTTCCCGATAAGAACCCTACGGACACATTAAGTGAGTTGGGTGATACGAACATCACCTCGGCTGCCGATGCCTCAATGCTACTGTATGACACAGGCACGTCGAAGTGGATTGATAATGTCATGTCGGGTGATGCTACTATGGCCGACACGGGGGCCGTTACCTTGGCTGGCACCAACACCAACCTGACTTCACTGGCTAATCTTGTAACAGTCGGGACCGTAGGAACCGGAACTTGGGCCGCGACAGACGTAGCTGTCTCACACGGTGGCACGGGAGCATCTAGTGCTGGCAGTGCGCGAACTAATCTGGGCTTAGCAATCGGAAGCAATGTCCAAGCATATGATGCGGGTCTTAATAGTATCTCCGGCTTGACTACTGCGGCTAATAAGATGGTGTATACTAGCGGCTCAGACACTTATGCCGTTGCAGACCTATCTGTTTTTGCCCGCACTATCTTGGACGATGCTGACGCTGGTGCTGTTAGAACTACGATAGGAGCGCAGGCATCCGGTTCCTATCAGACTTCAGATGCAGGGCTAACGAGTATCGCTGGCCTTACCACTGCCGCAGATAAGATGATCTACACTAGTGGTTCGGATACTTATGTAGTCACTGCCTTATCTGCTTTTGCCCGGACGATTCTTGATGATGCAGACGCAGCAGCAGTCCGATCTACCATAGGGGCAGGGAGTTCTTCGGCTTCTGCTTTTGCTGACTTATCTGACGTAGGATCAACTACGGCTACTGCTGGTAGATTAATGGTGGCCGATGGCGATAGTTGGGAGTCGGTAGCAGTAAGCGGGGATATTGCTCTTGCTTCCAGTGGAGCTATGACGATACAAGCCAACTCAGTGGCATTAGCCACTGACACTACGGGTAATTATGTGGCAACAGTGGCCGATGCAGGGAACAGCCATATTACAGTGGCTAACTCTGGGGCTGAGAATGCTGGTGTCACACTTAACATAACCGATAATGCAGTAGGCATCGCTCAGTTGGCTGGTATTGCCAGAGGCAAGATTATCGTAGGCGATAGCGGGGGCAATCCCGCGCTTCTGGCAGCGGGCAGCGATGGTCATGTCCTGCAAATTAATGGGAGTGGCGATGCCGTTTGGGGTGCCGCCGCATCTTCTGGCCACACGATACAAGAAGAAGGATCGGGCTTAACGTCCCGTGCCAACCTAAACTTTGTCGGGGCGGGCGTTACTGCTACGGACAATGGAAGCGATACGACCATCGTCACGGTCTCAGCCACAGGCGCGTCGATGCCCTTTATCAAGTCGGATGGCACTACATCTGATCCTATTGCGCTGACCTCGGCGGCAGTGGGCGAGAGCCTTGTCTCCGACACCTCGCCCCAACTCGGCGGCAACCTTGACGTTAATGGTCAGTCGATTGTGTCGGTTAGTAATGGAAACATCTTGGTTACGCCGCATGGAACAGGACATGCCAAAGTTACCGGATTGCAAGTTTTGGGAGATACTGCTGCTGGCGATGATGCGGCAATAGGATACACTGCCGCCGAGGGCTTGATTCTCACGGGGCAAGGTAGCACGAATGATGTGACGATCAAGAATGATGCGGATGCCGAAGTCCTATCAGTGCCGACTGGAACGCAACAGGCGATTATTGGTCGAGGTCTGTCAGGTGCAGCCGCAAGTGCGACTGCCGCCGATTTGGTGGTTGAGGGTTCTGGCAATACGGGTATTTCGATTCTATGCGATGGGACCACTAATGCGTCGAGCGTTTTCTTTGGCGATGCCGCCGCCGCAGACATAGGCAGGATCTTGTACCAGCATAACGGCAATAGTATGGACTTCTATACCAGCAGTTCTCTGGCAATGCAGATCGACGGTACAGGTGCAATAACCACACCAAATAACCCTGCGTTTATGAACAGATACGGTGCGACAAATTCCAATGCAACGGGTGATGACACGTGGGTCACGTTGATTGGAAATACAGAAGTCTATGACCGCAATTCAGACCACAATGCTTCGACTGGTGGATTTACGGCTCCAGTGGCGGGTCTGTATCAAATGAGCGTAGGGATCTATTTGGAGGGATTACTCAGTACGCATACAAGATGCCACATAAGTATGACGTCCACCAACAGCGGTGGTATTAGGTCGGGCTATATCAATCCGTGGAACATGACTGCCGTTCATTCTTGGGGCAATGTTTTTTCATACAGTTATAGCCTTCTGATGAACCTCGCGGCGGGTGATGTGGTGTTGGCAAAAGTACAGGTGGGTGGTGGGACAAAGGTGGTTGATATACAAGGATCAACTAATATCACTAATTATTTTTCGGGTCACTTAGTTGGGTAAAAAGGAGTTAAAAAATGGCAACAATTAATAGCGATGGTGTAGTGTTAGACTGCAAATTCAACGACCTCAACGTACTGGACGAGGCCAATATTACGGCCCAAGATTTGCAGATTATGTTACACCAAGTTCCAACGGTGGAATCGTGGGTGACTGAAGCGTTGATGGGCAAAATCAATCACAGTAAAAAAATACTACTGGAGGAGCATCGTGCAACGTATTTCGCAGATCCCAACGTCAATACAGACGATGAAATAATCGCGGCAGTGTTTGCGGCAGACGATTACAAGACCCGCGCTCAACGCGATGCTGAAGAATCTGCGTAACATGCACAAACTAATAAAGGACAACAACAATGGCTGACAAGAAGCCGATCAAAGCCACCTACAGCGGCACGGACACCAACGGCCTCGCTGAGTTTGTTGCGGCTGATACGATTGGCGTGGCAGACGGTGGGACGGGCCTCACTACGGTAGCGACCAGTAGTCTTTTGACGGGCAATGGGGCGAGTGCGCTGAGTGCCGAGGCGAACCTGACGTTTGACGGGACTACGCTCAATGTCGTGGGCAACGCAGGGGTGGGCATTGCGCGTACGCAGGGAACGCTAAACGTGCGAACTGGAAGTAGTGGAGGAACCGCTGTAGTTAATGGTGACGATCTGATTGTAGAGAATAGTCAGAACGTGGGGTTATCTCTATTAACTGCGGCGGGCAACGTCAGCGGAGTCTATTTTGGTGATGCTGACGATGCCGATATTGGCTTTATCCGCTACGTTCATTCAAGTGATTATATGCAATTTGATGTCAACGCCGCCGAGCGTATGCGGATCGCCGCCGATGGCGCATTAAGTGTCAAGGCCGTGAAAAGTGATGGGGGGGCGATGGACATACAGAACTCCGCTACCTCGACTCCTCGCGGATTGTCGATGAAAATGACGGGGGGCGTGACGGGCACCACCTCAGAATATTTTCTTTATTTACATGACAATGCTGGTGAGCGTTTTATCGTAGCCACGAATGGCAATGCCACTAATGCCAACAATTCATATGGAGCAATTTCAGACATTAAAATCAAGCAAGACATTGTAGATGCGAGGGACTATTGGGACGATTTCAAAGCCGTTCGTTTTCGTAAATTTCGCCGCAAAGACGATGTCCTTGTAGACGCAGATGCACCCGCGCAATTCGGAGTAGTAGCCCAAGAGTTGGAGACGGTTTTTCCCGGTCTGGTTTCTGAGTCTAACGACACCGAAGAGCGTCAAGTACCTGTATTGGACGAGGACGGCAACCCGACATATACGACTGACTTAGACGGCAACGAAGTTGAGGTAACTGAAAAGGAGTTGATTGACTTAGGCACCACGACGAAAAGTGCAAAATATTCTGTATTGTCTCAGATTGGACTCAAAGTCGTCCAAGAGTTACAGACCCGCCTCGAAGCAGCAGAGGCCAAGATCACCGCACTGGAATCTGCGTAACATGCAACCGCCGCGCGATCCGGCTTGAGGAATGGAGACCACAGCCGCTGACGCACTCGTAGAGTTCGGAGCGCAGAGTGGACTCGCTCACATCATCAGTGAGTATGCGTGGATATTCGTTGTAGCGTTTGCCCTACTGTTGTTCAAGTCTTCGATAGAGCAGAGCGTAGCAGGGCTGCAAGTGTTCTTTGGAAGTGACTACGATGAGGACGATGTGGTCATCGTGGACGGTAGACCCGGACGCATAGCGCGAGTAGGACTAACGAAGACGGTGTTTTATCTATATACCTACCGCCACGGGACGTTGGTTGGCGGGACTAAGCTGGCGGTTGCTAATACGGCATTAGCGAGTATGCGGATTGAAAAGCCGCTGGAGAAGCTGGACTCGGAGGATTATTGGAAAGCGTCTGAAGGTCCAAACGGACACACACCCAATGGCGAAGACTAAAGGGATGAACCCAATGAAAGACTTACTTATTCGATATGTTCAAATTGGTATCGGCAAAACAGAAGCTGCGAAAATTACGAAAGGTTTTGCGGTGGGTGGAGTTGGTGCTGCTCTGTATAGTGTTATTGTCGGTTTGGGGTATATGCCTACTGCTCTTACTGCTATTGAGGTAGTACCGTATACCGTTGCTGGATTATCCGTTGGCGTAAACTTCATACGTCAACTTTTTACTAACCATTTATCATAGGAGTAATCATGAGCGACCTCACGCTTGAGCAGTTAAAAGATGATCTACAAGCACGTAACTCAGACAGAGATGGTCTTGTCGAGCAGCATAACTCATTCATAACTAAAATGAATGAGATCAAGGAAGCTATAACAGCACATTCGGGGGCGATTAATCAACTTGAATTGCTCATCGAACGAGTTGATCCAAGAGATGAAGATGCGGAAGAGTAATGGCTAAAGTCGGGTATCACAATGGGCAAATACGCTTATCGCATGGCGTTGCTGAACAGAAGGTGCCTGTGTTGTTGGTTGATGGGACGGACCTGTCTACGTTGGAGACAGGCGTTTCATCGCCCACGATAACCATCAGTAAGAACGGAGCATCCTTTGCTAGTGCAAGCGATGGAGCTTGGGCTGAAGTAGGCAATGGTTGGTATACAGTCCAGTTGAACAGCACCGACACAGGAGACTTGGGCTGGCTAGTCGTTCATGTGGTCAAGTCTGGGACATCAGCCGAGTCGAGCGTCCTCTGTAATGTCGGCATTAGTCCACAGGAAGAACGTGCAGATTACATTCGCAACAGACAAACACTGAGGAAAGTATGAAAGACGTATATACTTTAGACGAGAGAATGCACCAACTTGACCTTGCTACAATTGAAAAGGTTGAGAAGTTAATCATTCGCTTACAGGCTGGTTTAGGCCAGTGGAAGAACTGCACTCAGCATGTCGCTCAACAAGAGTCATTGGATGATTTCTTGACAGTGGGGGCTGTTCAGCAAGAAGACAATACCGGTACGCCAGCGAATACAATAAATCATTTAAGGGAGGAGCAGATCAAAGCACTCCTCGCCCTAAAGAAAGCTGTGTGGGATAGTAGTAACACGTTGAAAAGAGATCATGACAGGCGCAACGTGATCAAAGCTCAGTATGAAGAAAAAGAAGAGTTCCTTGAATTGGAGGTGACGTAATGCCAGATCCAGCAACAATCGCTAAGTATGGACTACAGTATGGGCTTCCCGCACTGGGGTCATTGTGGTCTGCTTTTACTGGATCACAAGCACAAGGCAAGCAGTCTGAGTATGATAAGATGATGGCTCAGATTTCAAACGAACAGCTTAAGATGCAGCAGAGTCAGTTTGGGGTGGAGCAACCATTCCGCGCCGACCTGTTGAAGTCTTTGGCGGAACGACAGAATCAGGAGATGCCTCGCTTTATGCCACAGGGCATCAAGTTCTCTAATCCATATGAAAACCTACAACGGGCTGGAGTGCCAGGTGTCTCAGGGGAAAGCTCCTTCCGTCCAGCGGGGGTAAACCTTGCGGGTGCAAATATGGCACCCGCACTAGCGCAGGGTCAAGGTGGGGCCAATGTTCAGAATTCAATGAGCATGACACCGGAGCAAATAATAGCACAGCAACAGCAGAAGATCGCACATCAAAACCAGATGGCTTTGATGGCACAACAGCAACAACGACAAGGGTAAAAGAAAATGCCAAGGGCAAGTAGTTTATTCGGTAATGAGTTTCTAATGATGAGCCGAGATCAGATGCGATCTGAGGCACTCAAGAGGCACGGACTTAGCCTGAATGACACTCAGTTAAATGATCTCTATGGCGGTAAGGATGTCCAGCTTCCTAGCTATAAGATGGCTGACTTTGGCGAGACTGACAATGCAAATAATGTCAATAGCCAGAATGCAGGGGGTGGCGCTCTCTTTGACACAAGCACCGGAGACTTTTCCGTAACTCCCTCCGATCCCGTCAACTCATCTAACAATGCAGGCCGGACTTACAACACTAAGCTACCAAATGCTTACGACCTTGCTACTGGCTATAAGAATACTTTTACCGTTGACGGTCTTGCTCCGGGGGAATCTCGGACTGAAAGCACAGTATCAGGACTAGGTGCTTGGAATCCTACTGGAGAAAGAGCAAGTAGGATTCCGGGTTTTAGTATGCAATCTGGCTTACCTGAAACCTTTGAAGCTGGACCGGGAGTTGATTTGACAGACCTGAGTCTCCCTGGGTTATCTGGTGATAACCCAACAAATTATACGGGGCTTTTTGATACTGGACCGGGGATTGATACTGGACCGGGGATTGACATTACAAACAATGCTCCTGGTGCGCATCTCCTCAACCCTACAAGCGAACCTTTTACCGGAGCCACACAACCTACAGGAGAATCTATCACTGCCGCACCATTCGACTTCGGTGCAGCAATGACCAAGTGGGCTGAAAGTAACCCTAACTTTTTCAGTCCAAATATATCCGTAGCCACACCCGATGTGAATGTGCAGGGTGGTGGGGTAAACCAGTATCAATTAAATGAGGCACTAGCAAACCAAGGCAACCCTAACGCTTCGGGTATTAATAGCATCCTTGCGAACCAGCAACAGTTCGGGCAGAACCAAGGCAACTTCATGCAGGGCGTGGGGGATGGGTTCAACTACACAAACAAGCAAATCAATCAAGGGTTCGATGCACTTGATCCACGTCTTAATGCTATAGATAATAACATCGGCGGTATCAATCGCAATGTAGGTGATATCAATGCCAATTTAGGCAATGTTAATACGGGCATAGCGGGACTTGGCAATCAGTTTTCAGACTTCGGCAATTCGTTTGATCGGTTCAACAACCAATACACTGCCAATTCGGGTGCCATGCAAGAGGGCATGGCTGATTCACTCACTAATCAACAGGGAATAAGCGGTCAACTGGGTTCGTTGAATAAGGATATGTTCGGCCAATCTGGTTTTGGTGGAATGAACAACAACTTTGCCAATATGGGGGGCCGCTTCGACCAAATAGGTGGTCAGCTTGCAAGGTATAACAACCAACTCTTTGGCGATCCAAGTGCTTATGGATACGGGGCGCAAGGCAATCGCGGTGTCATGGGTGACATGGGTGCCAATATGGGGGCTGGCTTTGCAGGGTTGGGCCAGCAAGTCGGGCAAGGCTTTGGAGGGTTAAACAATAGTATAACGGGGATGAACGACCAACTGTTTGGTAACTCTCAGCAGATGGGTCAGTTTGGTTTAATCAATCAAGGCATGGACAATTTAGGGAGTCAGTTCAGCACGGGTCTCTCTAATATGGGTAATCGTTTTGATACCCGCATGATGGACATGGGGAGTCGGTTTAATACCGGACTGAGGAATATGGGGAGTCAGTTCGGGAAAGACATGACGAACATGGGCAATCGCTTCGATACAGGTATGATGAATATGGGCGATCAGTTTGGGAGGGACATCGGCTCTTTAAGTGATACGTTCACTGATCAATTTGGTCAGATGGTTGATCCACTAACGGCTGGAATAACAGGAATAAATAGTCAGTTAGGTGGCAATAACGCTTGGATGAGTGCCTTGGAAGGTCAGATACGTAACCTTCAAAACCTTATCCCTACCCTTGGTGACATTGAGGGGATTATGCCTAACCAGATGGACATGACGGACTTGGTTAGCTCAGGGAATCTTGATGACATAGCGAAGCAGATCAATACGGGCTTTGCTGACTATGATGACGTTGTTGTTTCAACGATGGAGGATGCCAATAAGAATGTTGATTGGCAGGGGTCGACTAATCAGGGTTTTACAGACCAGCAGATAGCGAACCCCGTACTAGATATGCCTGCCATCCAAGATTACACGGGAGCCATGCGAGTCCCGTTGATTGAGAATGTCCTGAACCGTGTAGGTGGGGCCAATCCTTACGACACACGACAGAATGAGATTCTTAACGGCCAAGAGCGTTCCCTTGATAAGAATTACGACGATGCTATTGAGCGAGTAAAGAACCAGTTTGCTGTCACGGATGATCTCGGATCACCAGCTTACCGCGCAGCAATACGCGAAGTAGAAGAGGGTCGCGCCAGAGACAAGACAGCAGTGCAGAGTCAGTTCCAGATGCAAGCGGCTGGCCTTGATGAGTCGATGTCGCGTGGTAGACTGCAAGACCTCTCCTCTGCCCTTGGCGGCGAACAGGGTAGGGTCTATCAGGAGATGGGGATGCAAGATCAGTTACAGCGCAATGCTAACAATGACTATCTCAATTACATGAACCAGCTACAGGCGAGTTACTACGAACCCCAACGCCAGCGGGACGAGGGGTTACGCTACTCATTAGCTGGATTAGGTAATTCGGTTCAGCCCAATATAGGGGCGGCGATACAGGGTTACAATTCGGCGGCTGAATCGCAGGGGAACCTTGCAAACGCACTGTATGCACAGGGTGGCGGTATGTTTAATAATCTTATACAGCAACCAGCATTTCGATAGGGGTAAAGGATAATGATAGGTGGAATCTTCGGAGTCTTAGGCCAAGCACAGCAGCAGGCCGAGGCACAAAAGCAGAAGAACCTTGAGTCTGAGAACGAGATGAATCGCATAATGATGATGTCGGGGTATCGTCCTCAAGCAGATCCTTCGGCAACGCAGGGAGGTGCGCCACAGCAGGGTATCATGGATATGCTCCGTCAGAACTATGGTAAGCCGGACCCCTATCAGTTCAACCCAAGCCAGTATGCCTTTGATCCGAACAGTCCTCAAGGACAGGAACTAGCCCTTAAGTCACGGAGCGTTGGCGTTGACGAAAAACGTGTCGATGAGGTAGTGCGACACAACAAGGCAACTGAAGATATTACAAAACAAGGACAGCTTGACGAGTGGCATTTAGGCACTTTGAAAAATCAACTTGCAGAGAAGAGTCTTACTATCCAAGAGAGAAACCAGACCCTACATGAACAGGTAGCGGTATGGGACAGGTATTTCAAAGACAAGGGCTTAGATATTGATAAGCTTCAGATAGAGTCAGGAAGGTATAAGGTCTTTGAAAACGATGGGCAGACTTTTGTTTTTGATCCTTACTTAGCGGCACAGGGTAAAGAGGCGTGGACTAGAAGCGAGCCGAAGGCCGATGGTTTAAACCTTAAAGTTGCTGCAACAATACCTCAAGTTATTAAAGCTCTTGAAGACAATGGCATGATCGACATGGAAGATAAAAAGAAAGAGGCAATCGCCAAGGTTATTATGTCTACGTTTATGGATGCCCTTAGTGCAGGTGCCGATGAGGAAGAAAATAGAATATTTGAGGAAATGTTTAAGTTTCTTGATAAAAAAGCAGGAGCGACCACGGAGGGGGAGCCTGATATTGGTGGGGGCGAAGAAGAGCCGAGTGCTGAAGGAGGTGGGTATCAAAATAAATGGGACGGATCTTTCTATAAGGATGGGCGAGCTTTCCCCGGCCTAAGAGACGATATTTTCCATAACTTTAGCCCTGATGCAGAGACTCAATCCTTTCAAGATGCTACTGGTATTCGACCATATACCCCATCACCTACTACTACAGACTTTTATGGCAGGGGAGGGTCGTAATAATGGCAAATCCATTACCTGATGAGATCAAGGTTAAGATTGCTGAGTATGTAGCTAAGCGACCTTTCCGCAAAGATCAATTTTTGGACAAGTTCAAACAGAGAGGGTATGATGTCTCTGAATTTGAAGATCCTACTAATACAATACAAGATAATATTGCAGCTTTTACAGCGGGTATACCCGAAGGGGCTACCTATGGGCTAGTGGACCTTGAAGAGTATGGTAAGGATGCTGGCACCGTAGACCTTCCCTTGCTTGGCGAAGTGCAGCCAGCGAGGGAAGCGGGTAGGCTACTGGGCGGTATGGCTAGTGGCGGTGCTTTGTTTAAAACTGGTATGCGCGTGGGTGTTCCAGTTGGCAAGCGTGTAGTTGACTCTCTATTAAAGCGGGGTATCACAGGTAAGAGTGCTGGTATAGTAGGCAAGGTCTCCGAGATAGCGGCCGCTTCGACACCAGAAGCTGTCCTTGGTTCATTGGCTCATACCTATAGAGCAGATGACCTATCTGAATTAGATAACTCTTTTGCTGAGTGGATGGCACTGGGTATTGGGTCAGAGATATTAGGTCGTAAAGTGATGAAGTATCTGGCACGACGTAAGGTGCCGGGGGTAGGCAGCACAGACAATATATTAGAAGAGGGCAACACTATACGGGAGGAAGTAAAGACTGAGCTAGAGAACCAGATGGACTTAGATGCGCCAGATGGTGGCGCACAGGAGATCCTCAGTAACACAGACGCTTACGGAGAGTCTCTTGTACCGGGTGTGCCGCCTGACTTCGATCAGATGCCTATTGATGTGCGCGCGATGGACGATCCTGACAGGGTAACTATGGCCCTTACTGATGGTGAGTCGGTAAAGCAGATGGAGTCGATGAATGATTCGGCAGTACTACGGCACAACAAGGAGAGTGGTCGGGCTGATGATATTATCCTACCTGATTCTAATGTCATTTCGCCTAAGACGGGGTGGTCTTTCGGAAGAGAGGGCAAGTCTTTTCCTGTAGAAGAATTTACTGCAATCAAAAGCAATACAGGCTTAGGTGAGTGGGATGGAGAGATATACTTCAACAACAAACGATCTTTAAAAGACAACATCGTAGGGACTGTCCGAGTCACGGCTGGTAATAACCCAAAGAAGGTGGTCTTCGTAGATGAGCAGAATCTTAAATCCCTATACGATAATCCCGATAGCTACAAGCATTCTCAGGGTGGTGTCTACGGCGTGTCGGGTGGCTTTGATACGATAGATGACCTAAGAGATTTTGTTGTCACCCATGAGATCGAACACTTTCGCCACCCTTACCTCACTTGGAAGAAGTGGTATGGAGGTTCGGAAGATGCAAAGAAGAAAGTGGTGGCGGCTGAAAATTCAGGGGTTGCTAATTACGAAGTTGATACAAGCAGGGCGGCTTATGAGAACTGGGTAAACAAGTTGGCGTTAGACACTAGGGCTAAGGCTAAGGAAAAGAACAAGCGTATTGCAGTTATAGATAAGCCAGAGAACCCAACTGAAACGCCTCGCTTTGAGGAAGGCAACCGTAATCATAATAACTTTGCAGAGAAGACCGATGAGAAGTTAGGGATCAAAAGGTCGAACGCCCTACAGCAACACTCGGAATTTTCGCCCGACGATATGGGCGCGATCGGCCGAGCTATCTCGCCTAGT